CTAATCCGGCGTCGAATAGCCCAGCAGTTGTTCGCAGCTTTCCTTGATCGCCTGATCGAGCTGGCGGATGCAGAGCTCGATCGCCATATCGCGGGTGCGCTTGTTCGACCATTCCAGTTCTGCCAGCGTCTCAACAAGGTCCTGATGGCCATTCTCGTTGACCAGCATTCCATGCCGTACCGTCAACGTGCGGCCCTGCAGGCTCAGCTGCACCGGGTCCCGGCCCACCAGCGAAGCACCTGCCGCCAACAGGCAATCGATATGGTCTCGCAGTGCATGAAACGCGCGCCGCTCATCGATCCGATCGTTCACAAGGGTCTCTCCCATCCCTGGAAAGAAAAACGCCGATTGTGACGCGCTTCGCACGATAAATCGATGGCTTTTTGATATCGCCCATAGGTCAGACTGTTGCACATCGACCTGGCGGCTAAGGAGAGGGCGGTAGAGGAGAAGGAGATGGCGGAAGGCAGTGAGAGTCGAACTCACCCGGGAGCGGCTGCCGCCCCCAACCGGGTTTGAAGCCCGGCCGCACCACCGGGTGCGATTGCCTTCCTTGTTGATTTACAAGGAATTTTCCTGCCCTGACTGTCGCTCAGAGGCGGGAGTGTCGAAGAAGTGTCGAAAATCCCTAGCAGGACCAAACGCTAACACGTCTTGCAGATGATCGGGCGCAAGGTGCGCGTATCGCATTGTCATCGCCAGGGACGAGTGACCGAGAATCTTCTGCAAGGTCAGGATATTGCCACCGTTCGCGATGAAGTGTGAGGCGAAGGTATGCCGCAACACATGCGACTTTTGTCCCGCAGGCAACCCCAGCCCGGCTCGCGAAACCGCCTCATCGAACCGATCCCGGCAGTTGGTAAACGCACCGTGTTCCCGAAGATGTTGGCGAATCCGATCTGCCAGCTTCGGATCGACCGGCACCACACGACGACGCTTCGACTTCGTGTTCACGAACTGGAGCATGCCATCGCCCACCCGGCTGATCGTGAGCCCTTGCGCTTCACCCCATCGGCAACCCGTTACCAGACAGATCATGGCGATCAGTTCCACATGCGGGTGCGTCATGCGGCGCAGTACCTGGAACAGCCGGTCGATCTGATGGCTGTCGAGGTAGGACAGTTCCCTTTCCTGGACCCGTATCGCCCTGAGCATCGAGAGCGGATTATCAAACTCGATTTCACCAAGTCGCCGCAGCTCATTGAACATTGCCCGCAGGTAGGACAGCTCATTGTTCAGCGTTTTCGGGCTGATACCGGAGGCGAGGCGCTTGGCGCGGTACTCCGCGAAATCGGTAGCAGTGAAGGCTATGGCCACAGGGTCTTTGAGCCGTTCGACCATACGATCCATGATGACCCGCCGACCCTCATAGTCGGACAGCGACTGACCGTGCAGACGACCCCAGCAATCCACCAGTTCGGAGAGGCGTCGGCGGTCCTTCGGCTTCGGTGACCATTGCGGGCTTTCGATCAGCTTGGATCGGCACGTCGCTTCGAAGCGCTGAGCCTCGCCCTTGGTCTTGAAGGTCTTACGGAATCGCTTGCCCTTGATCGGCTCAACATCGACCCGCCAGCGTCCGTCAGAGAGTGCCTGTATCGCCATCAGACGGCACGCCCCCAGCGCACGTGTCGTTCCTGCAATAGGTTCTTGATGTGCTTGTACAGGTCACGCTCGCTCATATCCTTGGCGGCGTAGTGGTCGCGGATCACTGGCCAGCATTCCCATTGCTTCAATCGATCAAATGCGGTCTTAGCGCCCACTCGCTCCCGTGCCAGCAGGCTTACGAAGTTTCCCAGGAACAGCTCGACGTTCTTGCCGCTGAATCCACGGCTGGTCTTGTAATAGCGCTTGTACTCCGTTTCCTCGACCAGGGAATCGACTGGTAGATCGACCCTCGCGTCATCCCGCATTAGCGTCCAGATCGGCTCGTAATAGCCGGGGCGGGCGATCAGCTTGAACTGGCTCAGGCCATAGCGCCACAGGCCGTCCAGATGCGCCGAGAACGCCGCAAACGAATCCGTATCGATGGCCTCGCCGGTCTTCGCACTGATCGAGCCGCTGGCGAACTGCTGGATTACGGAGTGGTGATAGCGCAGCTCGACGCGCCAGACGTCCTGGGTCGGATCGTAGTTATCGGGATCGGTCGAGTCGAACGAATCCCGACGACGCCACACGCTTTCCCAGTAGTCGAGCTTGTCATTGGCTCGCGCCTGAAGCGTTTTGTTGTAGATGCCGAGCTGCACACCGCTGGCCGAGCCAAACAGGAAGGATTGGCCCTTGCCATAGGTGGCCGACTCCATGGTCCACTGAATTTCCTTGATGCCAGAAATATCGCGGGTTGCGCGCGCGCGACAGTGGAGGCGGGCAACCAGATCAGCTGGAGGGGTCCACCCCTGAAGGTCCAATGCCAAGTGAACGGCACACTGATTGCGCTCGCGATTGGTCATCACTGCTGCAGCGTAGTAATCCATCCGCTCTTGCAGACGTTCCGGCGACAGCGCGTCGATGGCATGCGGCGACACCTCGATTTTCAGGTGTGGCCCGATGTTCTCCAGCTTGGCGTTGAAATTCTTGATGAGCAGGATGAACCCGAGGTCAGCGTTCTGGAGCTTGTACTGGTAGCCAGAGTCCCGGCCGACCCGTCCCGAGTGCCAGACTTCGCCAGCAAACTCCACCATCGCGCCCGGTTTCTCGAACAGCGCCATGATCTCTGGACGGATCAGCCCGCGATACAACTGGCGAACCGTATCGACGCCGCAACGCAGCAACCGGACCTTCGACAGATCGGTGATAGCCGCAGTCCCTGGATCAACGAAAAGCCGTCCCCGCTTGGTCGGGTTGCCCGTGATGTGGTCCAGCCTTGCTTGATCTTTAACGCTCATCTTCGAAACTCCAACAATGTCCAATAACGGACGGTTTCAACTGGATTTATCTGACGTGCTACAGGGACGTCAGCGCGCGCGTTTGCACGCCGGCTCGTGCCTCGCCGCGCGTGCAAAGAGCGCGGAGCGCACGCGCGCTGACGGTCATCACCACAGGAAACGCCCCTTCTCGTAGGGCACGCGCGTAAGCGTGGTAGCGGCTTGCTGCTGGCTCGGTTGATAGGCCGGTGCGGTGGTCGGTGGTGGTGGCTGGTTGCGCATGTCCTGCGGCGAGCCACGGTCGGGCTTGGTGTCGTCGAAGTAGCCGTTCTGCACGACCGACATACAGAAGCGAAACGACACATCAAGGCGGGTGCCTTGCTGGGTGTTGCATCGGCACCCCGTCAGCCCTTCATCGCTGTCGCCCACCTGCATGCGCTTGTAGTTGCGGGCGATCAGATCGCGATCGGTGGTGGCGATGCAGATCGGTTTCGGGAAGGCTTGCGGGCCGGTCAGGCTGTCATACACCGGCGCCGATGCTGGCAGGTCCTGCACCCTTGGCACACGCTTGCCCAGGTACTGCTCGACGGTGAGCGGTGCCGATTGGTCGTCATCGGCAGCGCTTGGCCGGATAAACGATCCGACCGTATCCCGTACCTGATCGACCATGCTCCCGGCCGGCGCGCTGGTGGCTGTTGCGGCCTGCGCTTTCTCGGCGGCGTAGCGCTCATAGGCGCGATAAACGAGGATGCCGGCACCAAGGATCACGCACAGCGCCAGGATGAACTTGGTCGGCACCTTGGTCTGGAAGTGGTGCTTGGCGTTGCTGCTGGTGTAGGCGCCGAAGTAGCGCTTATCCAGGCGCAGCGACTTCTTGTCGGCGTCCTTGAAGCTGGTTTTCAGTTCGACCTTTTCCACCACCACTTCCGACTCGAAGCGCAGCAGCTGGGCGGACTTAAAGACGCGCCAGTAGTGAATGTGCGTGTTGCACAGCCGACGCAGGTGCACATCGAGATAGCGCGGGTCCTGGGTGACGAGGTGCACTTCGTGGCCCTGGTGGCGCATGGTCTCGAAGCGGGTGATGTGCTCCGGTGGCCGCGCCCGTGGATCGCGTGCGCCGAACCAGCCCTGCGCTTCGTCCACGACGATGATCGAATCGTTGGGCAGCTCGAACCACTTCTCGGGGTCTTCGAACTCGAACCACTGCGCTTGCAGCTGATCGGGCTTGAGGCCGTTGATGTTGTGGAAGTAGACGACGCGGCCTTCGGCGTGGGCCTTCTGATCGACTTCGCGGATGGTGTTCAGGGTCTTGCCATGGCCGGGCTTGCCGGTGCGGATAACGAGCATGACGGCGCCTCCTTAGGCTTCGATGGAGGTGCCGCCCGGCTTGTGCCAGACCTGATTGCGACGACGGTCAGTGGCCTTGTCGATCCCGGCGAGCATGAAGCGCGTCGAGATGGCGGCGAAATACAGGTTCACCACCACATCGAACTTGGCCAGCCCGAGAATCCCTTGGATGACCGGCCCCACGTCCCCCATCAGGCCGAACAGGTAGCTTTGCGCCTGGCCGATGATCAGGTTGAAGCCGACATACGAGACGAAGCCGAACCCGATCATTTTCAGCACCATCTTCACCAGCGGGCCGAGGATGATGACGAGCATCTGCACGATGAATAGAAACTGCATCACTGACCTCCTACGGAGCGGCCCACGTACAGGGCAGCCAGGACGGTAGCCACAGCCACGAACAGGCCGCTCAGGTCACTGGCGGCGCGGCAAAGCGGTTCGTAGCTGAGCTGGAAAGTGCGACCGCCAGCAGTGGTCAGGCTGAAGCTCTCGGCGGCAGGACAGGCGGACGGCAGAAAACGGGTGCCCTGGTTGATGAAGGACGGCACGTCGATGACGCCGTTACCTTCATCCAGCTGGAATCGGTCGCCGGTGACAGCGGCCTCGATGGCGGATTCGTGTTTCTCGAAGTCAGCCTGTTCTTCGGCGTGGCAGCGCAGCGCCTTTTGCTGGCGAAGAATGGCGCATTGAACCGCGTCGCCTTCACAGCTCAGGGTTGCATCGCAGGGTTCACCACCGACGATGGATTTATCTTCATCCGTTTCTTCTTCATCTTCTCCTTCGCCGGACCCCGAGCCAGAGCCCCCGCCCCCTGATCCGTCACCATCATCCCCGCTTCCGTCTCCGTCTCCCGAGCCGCCATCGTTCGAGCCACCGCCGTCAGAGCCGCCACCATTGGAACCACCGCCACCCGAACCATCGTCGGGGTCACTTGGGTCGGTGGGGTCCGTAGGGTCGGTGGGGTCCGTTGGATCAGGGGGCGGCGTGTTAGGCGAGCAGAATGTACCGTTGTGCGTGTAGCCGCTGGGGCAGCTGTTATCCGGATCAGGAGGCGGGGTGTCGTCGGGGTTGGTGTACTGGGTCGGATCACCTGGCTGCTGGCGGGTGTCTTCATTACACTGGACGCCGTTGCCGGTATAGCTGTACACGCCGAAGACACCAGAAGGGGTGCCGCTGCTGTAAACGTAGACGTTGCTGGCCGGGGTGAAGCCGAACGCGTACTGGCAACTATTGGCGCACACCGAGTCCGGAGGCTCGATGGTAGGCTGACCGACCGCTTCCTTCATCTTGTGTTCGTGGGTGATGGTTTGACCGATGGTGGCTTCGCACTGGTTTGGGGCTACGCATTCGCCTGTAGCGGGGTTGTACTCAGTCCCTGCCGGGCACGAAGTACCAAACCGCGAAGTAGCGTTCCCTGTCCAATATTGCGTACCGTCAGAGCGTTGAAGCTGGATATTGCACCAGAACCCAGTACCCACCGGAACCATCTCTGTCTTTATAACGGTGTGCGTAGGGTTGCTAGTTCTATAAAAGTCCCAGTTCGCATTGCAGGCCGCTGACGCAGATGGATACTGTGTATTTGGGTCAGGGGCACCAACGGTCCAGTAATAATCGACCGCTAACGCAGGCAGAGAACAAAGCGAAACAATAAGCACGACGAGGCGATATATACGCATAATCAAACCCGCCCAAAAAACACGAGATAAAAGGCCAGGGTGGTGAGGATCAGGACGTACAGTTCGTAGCTCATTGGCGTTCCCCCCCTGGAAGAGAAAACCCCGCCGGAGCGGGGTTTGTTTGCTTCGGCACATGCAGTGCGCAAAACCCCGGTTACAGGGCGCGGCGCATGTACTTGAACGCCATCGCGGCGATGATCACGGCGAACACCGCCCAACCGATGGTGCCGACGTCGGTGCCCGCGGTATCCAGCGCTTGGGTGGCTTCGGCCGGGACTGCCGCGTAGACGGAGCCGGCAGCAGCCGAGAGAGCAACGGCAGCGCCGAGGCCGATTTTCTTGATGAAGTGCTTGTTCAGTTGCATGGGTGATACCTCACTGTTTCAGGGCTTTTTTCAGGACCAGGAAGCCGAACACGGTGGCGAACAACACGATGGCTTCGCCTTGCAGCTCGGAGACTTGGTCCCAGGTCAGTGCAGAGCCATAGAGGCTTTGCATTTCCTCGACCGTGAGGGCGACCAGCGAGCCGGAGCAGATGGGCGAGCCGTCGGCGCCTTGCAGCCAGTCACCGTCACAGGCGAGGAAATTCATTCGCCGGCCTGCTCAAGGTCGGCGGTTTGTTCGGAGGGTTCGCAGTCAGGGCAGACGGCGAAGTGGGGCGGCAGGCTGAGGTCTGGCAGCAGGTCGCTTTGCGGCGCGGGCAGCGCCATGAGCTTGCCCATGTCGTTTCCGCAGCAGTCGCAATACACCCGGTCATCAATCAGCATGGCCGCCCCCTCCGGTTAATTGGCCTTGGCCGCTTCCGGCTGGGTGCCGGCTGGCTTGGCGGTTGGGGTTGGTTGCTGGGCCGGCTTGGGGGCTTGAGCAGCGGCTGCTTTCACGGGTTCAACGTGCAGGACGATGAACTTGCCGGCGTTCTTGGAGCCTCGCTCGATCTCGGTGGTGACGCGGATCGGCTCAAGCACATCGAGGCTTTCGCAGGCGGACCACACTTCGTCCAGGGCTTCTTCGGAGACATTCATCGACAGGATGGAAATGCCAAGGTCACGCTTGCCGTCCGGCTCGTCACCGACAAACAGCTTCACCAGCTTCACGTTGTCGAACTCAACTTTCTCGGCGCTGAGAAATGCAACTTCCATGATCGAACGTGCCATTTGTGTTTCCTCTCTCTAGTTGCGCTTTATTGCGCTGCTTTGCTTTCTGCAGGCCGAGCGATCCCGAACCGGTGAACTAGTAAGTTCGCCGAGGTGATCTGTTACTTGGCCTACCGGTTAAAACGTCGCGTTGTGCGTGTTCTCTAGTTGGTTAACACCAAGGGCTTTGCCCTTGTCATCCCACTCTTGCCGCCGAGGGCTCGGGAGCGCGGGGCGGTGAAGCTGCCCCACACTCACGAGCGGAGGCTGTTTCTGTTCGTGCAGGGTCAAGGGTGCGCTGCGCCCGTGCTTCCGTTCGCCGGATCGGTGAAGCGTGATCCGACGAGCCGGGAGCGCGGCCCTGGACCAGGACAGGTCGCATGGGGTTGGCGAGCTGGTCCATCACGTATCTGCCCCATTGCATGGCAATTGCCTCTGCGACGCCCTGATCGGGACGAAGGGCGTTGGCTTGCCCGGGTCGTAGATAACGCTCCACCACTTCGCGGGGCGGTCGGGTTGCGTGTGCTTCTCGCAGATAAAGGCCGGTTCCACTGTCCAGTCCGAGAGCAGAGGCTTCCAGGTTCCACCGACGCAGCCCATTTGCAGCGTGCGAATCGGCCGCGCAGAGGCGGGGCGGCAAAGGGCGCATGGTGTGGACCGGGAGGGATCGGGTTTCGCCACTTCGCGTCCGGACCAGCAGACAGAGCAGTCGCAGTTCGGGGCATGAGGTAGGCGCAAGTACTTCGCCAGGACAATCATCAACAGGCACCTGGGTCGATGGCTTTACCGGAGATTGACGACGCATATAGGCAACGTAGGAGGGCATTACCGGACCCACGTTGCGCTCATCGGGGAACGGCTTCCCTGAATTTTCAGAGGCGTTCAGCAGTAAGTCAGTAAACAAACAGTGCTGATCCCAGGTGATAACACCGAGATCCCAAAGAGCATGTAGCTGGCCTTGAACCAAACCAAATTTTGCGTGGCGCTGATAATCAGGAGTGCTTTCAGGGCCACTCAAGCGGACATCGACGAGAGCGAGCAGAAGCGAGCGGAACGCGCGATCAGTAGACAAGCTCAT